GCCTGGATGACTATATCTGTGACCTGTAATTAAATTTTCAAAATGGAGACCACAATGTCAGAATCAAGAAACAAATTAGAAGAAATTCTTGAACTTCTCCTTGCTGAAGAGAATGAAAAAGCAGAAGAAATGCTTCATGAGTATGTTGTTGCAAAAGCAAGAGCGGAATATGAAAACATTTTAGATGAAGATTCATCAGCAGATGCAGAAGAAGTTGAAGAAGCAACTGAGTCAGAAGAAGAAGCAGTTGAGGAATCAGAAGAATCAGAAGAAGAAGCAGTAGAAGAAACTGCAGAAGTCGAAGATGAAGCAGTTGAAGAAGAAATAGATCAAACTAGTTCTTTTGAAGACGATATCAGAGCAGACGAAGAAGAAATCGAAGCAGATACTTTTGAAGCAGACGAAGAAGAAAGTGAAGAAGAATCAGAAGATGAAGACTTAGAAGATAAAGTTGATAATCTAGAAGATGAACTTGACGAACTTAAAGCAGAATTCGAAAAACTATTAGCAGACGAAGAAGGCGACATGGAAGACGGCGAAGAAGCAGAAATGGACGCAGAAATGGGCGACGAACTTGATCTAGAATCAGTTGAATATGATCTAGACGAAGAAATTGCTGAAGAAAGTGACGAAGTTGTTGAAGAAGCAACTAAACTTTCTGATAACGTTGCGGCACCAAAAGGCGGAGACGAAGATTCTAAAGATGGTATGAAAATGCCTGCGCCAACTAAAGTCGGAGATGATGTTAAAGCACCAGTTATAAAAGACGGTAGCGAAGGCAACAAAGGCGATAGTGCAAAAGATCATACACCTACAGACAATATAAACGTTGATCAAAAATCAGTATAATTACTGATATTAAAAGTAGGAGTAAATAATGGCCAATAAACTTTATGAATATCTAAGTCCTGAGCAGTCTGGAGTCACTATAGTTGAATCCAAAGACGGTAAGGACCTATATATGAAAGGTTTATTCATTCAGGGAGACGTTAAAAACCAGAATGGAAGAGTATATCCTAGAGAGGAAATACAAAAGGCTGTTGAAAGTGTAAAGTCTCGTTTACAAAAAGGCGAGACTGTGATGGGTGAGTTAGATCATCCTGAAGAATTACAAATAAATTTAGACCGTGTTAGTCATATAATTACTGACATGCATTGTGATGATGCAAATGGTCTTGGCAAACTTAAAATTATAGACACACCGATGGGAAATATTGCAAGAGCATTATTAACTGCAGGAGCAAATCTTGGTGTAAGCAGTAGAGGAAGTGGAAACGTAAACGAAAGTGGTAAAGTTTCTGATTTCGATATTGTAACAGTGGACATTGTGGCACAACCAAGTGCACCTGATGCCTATCCAAAGACTATATATGAGAGTTTATTTAATATGCAAGGCGGAGCATCATTATTTGATACCGCTAAAGCATTAACAGTAGATAAAAGTGCAGAGAAACACTTGATGAAAGCAATCACTGGTTTCATCAACGAATTAAAAATATAAGTAGGAGACTACTATGACAGTGAATTTTACAGAACTACTTGAGAACGCGGAATTAACAGAAGATGTTAAGTCTGCTCTTCAAGAAGCATGGGAAGGTAAAATTTCTGAAGCAAGAGAAGAACTTACTGCGGAACTTAGAGAAGAGTTTGCACAGCGATACGATCATGACAAAAGTCAAATCGTAGAAGCAGTTGACAACTTTATTTCTGAAAAAGTAGAAGCAGAAATTTCGGCTATTGCAGAAGAAAAAACTGCCCTAGCAAGTGATCGAGTAAAGTATCACAAAGCAATTAGTGAGCATTCTAAAGTACTTGATAAATTTGTAACTGAAATGGTTGCAAAGGAAGTTAAAGAACTTAGAGCTGATAGAGATAGAACTAGCCAGCATGTAGCAAAATTAGATGATTTTGTAGCAGAGCAACTAGCAACTGAACTATCCGAGTTCCACGAAGATAAAAAATCTTTAGTAGAACAAAAAGTCAAAATGGTACGTGAAGGCAAAAAACAACTTGCTGAAGCGAAGAAAGATTTTATTAAGAAGGCCGCAGACAAAGTTGAAAACGTTGTCAATGGCGTAATTGTTAATGAAGTTAAATCATTCCGTGATGATATTACTAAAGCACGTGAAAATGACTTCGGTCGCAGAATTTTTGAAGCATTTGCAAATGAATTTGGCATGAGCCACTTGAATGAAGCAAAAGAAATCAAGAAAATACAAAAAGAAATTGCTGAAATGGAAACTAAACTTAACGAATCTGAGCAAGTAATTGCTGAGAAAGAAGATGCAGTTAAATTAACTGAATCTAAGTTGAGAATAGCAGAAGACAAAATGAATCGTAAAGATACATTAAACAGTCTAATGGCACCATTAGGTAAAGAGAAGAAAGAAATTATGTCAGACTTACTTGAAAGTGTTAAAACTGAGAAACTGGAAGAGTCCTTTAACAAGTACTTGCCTTCAGTTTTAGATGGAGAAACACCAAGAGTAAAGAAAACATTGTCAGAATCCGTTACTAGTGAACACACTGGTAATAAGGCGACTGTTATTACAGAAGCCGATGACAAGAGTGCGGATGATATAGTAGAAATAGATATGATCCGTAAACTAGCCGGACTTTCAAAATAAATTAGGAGTTAAAAAATGGCGAACTTATTTGAAAGCAACTGGTCAGCAACTAAAGATGCTTTGCTTGAAGGACTTTCTGGAAACAGAAAATCTTCTTTAGATGTCGTCCTCGAAAATACAAAGAGACATTTGTCAGAGGCCGCAACAGCAGGTGCCACAGGTGCTGGTTCAGTAGCAACATTAAACAAGGTTATGTTACCTTTGATTAGAAGGGTTATGCCTTCCGTAATCGCAAACGAACTAGTTGGTGTACAACCAATGACTGGCCCAGTAGGGCAAATCCACACACTAAGAGTTAGATATTCTGAAACTGGTGGTGGAGCAACAGCAGGTGATGAGGCATTAAGTCCTTTCAAACTTGCTTCTACTTATGCAGGATCTCCGGACGCAACAGCGGCCGCTGAGGGAAACCCAGGTAGAAAAATGAGCATTCAAATCTTAAAAGAAACTGTTGAAGCGAAAACCAGAAGGTTATCAGCAAGATGGACTTTTGAGGCGGCTCAAGATGCAGAAAGTATGCACGGCGTTGACGTTGAAGCAGAAATTATGCAAGCCTTAGCACAAGAGATCGTAGTAGAGATCGACCAAGAAATTATCGGGTCACTAAGAACTCTAGCAGGTGCAGGTACAACTATTGACTTTAGTTCATTAAGTGGTACAAGCATTTATGTCGGTGATAGACACGCGGCATTGGCTATTGAGATAAACAGAGCGGCTAACAGAATCGCGGCTAGAACAAGACGTGGCGCTGGTAACTACATTGTTGTCTCTCCAGAAGCACTTACAATTTTACAAAGTGCATCTACTTCAACATTTGCTAGAACAACTGAAGGTTCATTTGAAGCACCTACAAATACTAAATTTGTTGGTACATTGAATGGTTCCATCAAAGTTTTTGCTGATAACTATGCGGCTGACGGTACAAAAGTACTAGTTGGTTACAAAGGATCAAGCGAAACTGATGCTCCAGCATTCTACTGCCCATACATTCCATTAATGAGCACAGGCCCAGTAATGGATCCAAGCAGTTTTGAACCAGTAGTAAGTTTCATGACCAGATACGGTTATAAAGAACTTACAAATACTGCTTCATCTCTTGGTAATGCGGCAGACTACGTTGATGCAGTTACATTAAGTAACGTTGCATTCCAGTAAGCCGAAAGACTTATAGGTTACGTAGACCAGTTACT